CCCCTTTTTTATATGGCTTCCACAACTATTGATCTCGATACCGAACTATCCGCAGTAAACAGTATACTGGGGGCTATCGGACAATCACCATTGACTACTCTTAACTTTGACAACCCAGAAGTAGCAATGATTTACAACCTACTCCGTGATGCTAACGTAGACACGCAGGCAGAGGGGTGGCATTACAATACAGAAAAACATGTAAAGTTTGCAATAGACGCTAATGGCAAGATAGCTATTGGTAATGATATATTGTCTATGGATTTACATGATAATCAAGCACGTCGCACACATAACCTTGTACGTCGTAACGGATTTTTATATGACAAGCAAGATCATACAGACGTATTTACAGCTGACTTAGATCTTGATATTGTCAGACTATACAACTTTGAAGACTTACCTATTGTCTTTAGAAGATACATAACATACAGAGCATCTAGAGTTGCTGCAACAAAGTTAGTTGCAAACCCACAGTTGGTAAAACTACTAGCTCAACAAGAAGCATTTGCAAGAGCTGCTCTCATGGAGTATGAGTGCAATCAGGGCGACCATAGTATGTTTGGATTTGAAGATGATAGTGCATATCAAACTTATCAACCTTGGAGAAACCTTAGAAGATAATGGCATCAATTACACAAACTATCCCTCGATACTCTCTAGGTATGTCAGAACAGCCTGACCATCTTAAATTTCCGGGTCAGGTAGTTGAATCTACAAACGCTATACCAGACATAACCAGAGGTCTGTTTAAAAGGCCGGGTGCTAAACGCATAGGCACTGACGCACTATCGAGTGTACAGAGTGGTGGTTCGTGGTTTCATTACTTTCGTGACGAAACAGAAGGATCATATATTGGGCAGATAGCTGCTGATGGACAAGTCAGAGTCTGGCGTTGCAATGATGGTCAGCTAATGACTACAGCCTATGGCACAGGTGGTCAGACAGCTATACAAAATTACCTAGCTACCAGTTCTCCTGAGAACATACAAACTCTTACAATCAATGATACGACTTTTGTTACCAACCGTGATACTACTAATGCTAACACTCTCGTTGGGACAACGGGAACTACAGATGCTACACCAGATGCTCACTTCGGGTTCGTAGAATTACTACGTACAGAAAACGGTAGACAGTATGGTCTAAATATAAATAATGGTGCTACAGTTACAACTCTTACACGAGCTACACGTATCAAGATACAGAGTGATACTCTGAACGAAGGTGATGGTACAGGATCATGCCCCGGTATCGGCACACAGGTATTTAGCGTAGACTCAGGATCAAAGAAAAACTTAATATTTAGACTTAATACTCTGGGTCAACAAGGTATTAGCCCCAACTACAGTGCTAGTCAGAATGGCCCCGGTGGTAATAACTACAGATGTAGCTACAACAGAGAGGTTGTTCTTCTACATGGTGGTGAAGGTTGGGTTACAGGTGATACAACAACTGTAAGTATGGAGGGTTTTAGTTACACTATACGTGTTGAAGACCACGAATCTACCGAAGTTAATGCTACAATTTCTTCTAATGGCGACGGTCTTGTACGACCAGAGCCTACCCCTTTTAATGCTGATACAGCTGTTACTGCTGATACTATTCTTGGTGGTATTATAGCCGAACTACCTAGTGGTGTAACAGGTAAAGTTATAGGAACAGGTATATATTTATCCAGTACCAACCCATTTAGTGTTGAAGTTGTAGAAGAAGATCTTATGCGTGTTATGCAGAGTTCTGTTAACGATGTAACAAACTTACCAAACCAGTGTAAGCATGGTTATATAGTTAAAATCTCTAACTCTCGTATGGCTGAAGAGGATGATTACTATGTACGTTTTGATGGAGAAAACAATAGAGATGGATCTGGCTCGTGGTCAGAGTGTGCAAAGCCGGGTATAGCTAAAACACTTACCAATATGCCACTAGTCATACAACGTACAGCTACAACTACATTTACTGTTAAACAGTTTACATATCAAGATAGAGTGGTAGGTGATGATTCAACTAATCCTTTACCCTCGTTTGTAGGTGGACGTATTAACAAAGTATTATTTTTCCGTAATAGATTAGCACTGCTGTCAGGTGAGAATGTTATAACATCTAGACCGGGTACATTAGGTAATCCTGACTTCTTTATTGAAACAGCTTTAACAGTATCATCTAGTGATCCTATTGATATTTCTGCTGCCTCTATGTTTCCATCTGAGTTATTTGATGGTATAGAAACGACCACAGGTCTTGTAGTATTTAGTACAAACCAACAGTTTTTACTCTCTACTGATTCTGAAGTATTAAATCCAGACACAGCAAAGTTACGAAGTATATCTACATTTAATTATAATGAAACTATACCCCCAATATCTCTAGGTACAACACTTGCATACGTTGATAACTCTGGTAAGTTTAGCCGATTCAATGAAATGGCAAACATACAACGTGAAGGAGAACCGAGTATAGTAGAGGTAAGTAAAGTTGTACCCACACTAATACCAAAAGACATAGACTTATTAACAAACTCTAGAGAAAATGCTATAGTTTTGCTTGGTAAGACAAACTCAGATACAGTCCTTGGTTATAAATATTTTCAAGTATCTGAACAAAGACAACAGGCTGCATGGTTTAAATGGAAGCTTAACAATCCATTGATATATCATTTTATTATTAATGATGAGTATTTCTTTTTAGATAGTGATTACTATTTACAAAGTGTAAAACTGGTGCAGACTGAGACTGACCCTAGCATAGTACAAGATAATGTCGACTTCTTATTACATGTGGATAATCATACTACTGTTAGCGGCGGCAGCTTTAACTCAACTACGAATATAACTACCTTTTCTGGTGTTAGTTGGTTGAATACAGTTACCACACCTAACCATGATCTAGTTGTGATTGACACAAATACTAACTCAACACGAGTTGGTCGATACGCAAAACCTACAATTAATGGCACGAGCTTTACCTTACCCGGTAACTGGTCTGGTGTCACACTTACAATAGGTTATTTATATCCTTACGAAGTTAAGTTTCCAAAGTTTTACGCAACTAAAGCTTCTGGTCAAACTTCTGTAGCTGATCTAAACTCTTCGTTAGTTTTACATAGAGTTAAAATACATTTCGGTAAAGTAGGGTTATATGAAACCACTCTTGAACGTGTAGGTAAAAATGATTATACAGAGGTGTACGAGTCTACAGAACTCGACGAGTATGATGCTTCAGATGCACCTTATTTAGAGGAGCACATACAGACTGTTCCTGTATATGAAAGAAACACAAACGTTGATATAATACTTAAATCATCACACCCTGCCCCTGCTACGTTACGTGCGTTATCATGGGAAGGAGATTATTCACCCAAGTTTTACAAACGTGTCTAATTACATACACCCACTTACATTGGAGGCTGCTCAAGAAGTGGCCTCTAACCTACGTCCAGATGACCTCAGAGAGGTAGAAGAGGGTCATGGGATAGATCATACCACCCTTCCATTTCTAATGACTCACAACCCCTCCTACGTGTATTTCACAGTGCCTGACGGCAAGACTGCTGGCATGGCCGGAGTAGGAAAAGAAGGTGATATATGGATGCTTTGCACTCCAGAGATACACCGATACCCGATTACATTTGCAAGAGAAGCCAAGCGGTATGTCGATAGCCGACCAGAGCGTCTCCTTTGGAATATAGTCGATAGCAGAAACAAAGCACATTTAAGACTGCTCAAGTTTCTAGGTTTCAAGTTTTTACGTAAGTTAAAACATGGGCCAAACAATGTAACATTTATTGAATTTTGCCGTGTGCATGGATGCTAACGCTGGGGCTAGAGCCCAAGCTAGAGAACGAGCTCGTCAAAAAGACGCAATTTATGCTCAAGAAAAGTTAAAGTTTTTTAACAAAGAAACTCAGCTAGACAGATCGCTAAACAGAAACATAATCGGTTATAGTCGTGACTTAGCTGACGCTGAAGTAAAAGCATTATATACAGCTGGTCAAGGTAGATTAGCTGTACAAGACGTTGCCCGTAGATACTTTGCAAACAAAAGTGTAGATGAGGGTGGACGTGCAAGAACATTTGGTGCTAAAAAGTATCAAGCATTATTACAAAAAAGAGCTGAAGTTGACAGTATTGTCGATAATATGTATGGTAGAAACATGGCGTATGCACAAGAAGGTGCAAGACGTAAGTATCTAGCTGCTAACGCTCAAGCAAGAGAAGCATTAGGATTACCAGCAAGCTATGGTGCTCCTGTTATGTTACCTCCAACAAACAGACTTGGTGGTGCTTTGCAAATAGGTATGCAAGTAGCAAGTGTAGCGGCATCCGTTACAACTGCATTTCCGGGATTTACTGCTGGTCTAAAATCAGGGGTAGGAAACTTTTTTAATCCACTTAGTTCTGCTAGATTAGGTCGAATAGCTACACTACAAACAGGTATTCCAAGCAATCCGTTAGGTGGTGGCCCGATAGCTTCAGACATAAAACTCAAAGAAAATATAGTAGAAGTTGGTTTATCACCACAAGGCTATAAGATATATGAGTTTAACTATAAAGGATTTAAAGATAGATGGCGTGGAGCTATGGCTCAAGATGTTGTCGTAAAAAATCCTATGGCTGTAGGTATAGATCAAAATTATCTAACTGTCGACTACAGTAAAATAGACGTTAATATGGAGCTAGTATGACAGATTCATTTTCCCGAGTTATAGGTACGCCTCGAGACGAGCTACCTGAGTTAGACAATTATGAAAGAACAGAAGCTGATCTAACACAGAACGTTAATGATAGAATAGATGAAAATATAGTAGATACAAAACAGTTCTTTGACCAGATGGTAAATATTGCTGATTTGCAAGCAAGGAGCCGTGATAACAATTTAAATGCACTAGCACAACTTACAGGTAAAGTTGCTGAGTTTGTAGATATTAGAAAAAGAACCGAGTCTGTACGTGAGAATATTAGACAAGCTAATCGACGTATGGAGCAGGCTGATAAATCTCTTGAACTTTTAAACGAAGATGCGTATAAGTTTGAAGATGCTAAGTTTTACAATGAAGTCGCTACTGATAAAATAAAAAGTGCTGAACAAAAAGATTTCTTAACTGTTCTTGACCAACCAGACGGTACAGAACTAACTGTTAGGCAGTTTAAACAAGCTGTGATTGATGATGGTGGATTCTATGGTGGCATCAATGAAATGTTATATAAAACTGGTTGGGATAAGATTGAGACTTTAGCTGAGGCAAAAGACCTGTATGCAGGGTCTGAAGAGATAGCAGTTTTGTCTTTATTTGTAGAAGCAGAAAAACGTGGCATAGATACAGATAGCCCACAGTTTAGAAGAATGTTTCGTAATCAACTGTATCCACAAATGGTTGCTCGTAAAGAGAATACCCTACAAGCATGGGAAGGTAGACGAGACAGGCTTGCAGGCGAAAGAGCTGATAAAAAATTACAGTTTGACATTAAGGATACTATACAAAGTTATACACCAGCTGGCCCAAATCAAGCTGAGTTTCAACCTAATATTGACGGCCCCGGTGGTCTAATTGACCGTATTATGTTACGTAGAAATCTTACAGGTAACGAGGGTCGTAAACGAGCTTACCAGTTTTTAGGTACAAGTGTTGCTACACAAATTAGAAATGGTGACATGTTACCTACTGATGGTGCAAATTTTAAAGATGTTCTTAGATTTACAAGTAAGCAACAGCAAGGCAAACAGGTAGCTTTTCATGAATTACAAATTGGTAACAACGATCAGTTTATTGATTCAATAATTACAGATATTGATAGAGCTATTGATGCTGTACAAATAGATCCTGACGTAAAAGCCAAGAAAGCTAGTGATAGATTTTATCAAACTCAAGTACTACCATTACTAGAAGAGTATGGCAGTTTTGATGATATACCACCAGAACAATATGCTGACTTAGAAACAGCTTGGGCTAATGATCCTACACTTAGGTTTGAGCCATTTCCAGAATACATAAAAGGTGGTTACTCTAAAACTCAAACAGGTAGTAGATTTAGTAATCGTGGTTATTCTAGTCGTGTAGGTAAAGGCGATCCATATGCTAGCTTTAAAGAAGACCTTAAAAATGATTTTGCAACAGAATTAGCTCTAGGAGCAAAAGGTTCAGAAAGTGGTTATAAATTAAATACACTTGAAAATTTTGAAGTAGATAAAGCTTATGGTGAGTTTATAGAAATTTATGAGCTAGAAAGAAAAGATAACCCTAATGAAAGTGACGCAGTTTTATTTGATAAAGCTTATAAAAAGGTATTTAAAAAACTGAAAGCTAGAGACTATAGAGAAGAAGAACAACCATATATAACAACACAAGTTGATATGGCACAGATAGCTACAAAAGTTTTATCAGATCCGTCTTTATTAGATGCCGAAGGTTACTTATCTTTACACGAACTACCTCAACTAAATGAAGCTAGACTTTGGTATCTTAGAAAAAGAGCTGATATACCACAGTTTTGGAAAGACTTAGCAAAGAAAATAGGAGCGGATCCTAGAATATTGATGAGGCAAAGATTGACTGCAACTGGTGGTTATGATCCTAAGACAATGAGAATTGTAAAAGATAATCCTTATCCTGAGCTTAACGAGTTCCAGCTTGCAGACTTGCAGCGTAACCCTACAGCACATAAAGGTATCAGGCTGTTCTATAAAAGAGATGGTAACTCAGCTGCTGTAGTTATTGACGCATCTAGAATAAGAGATAAGGATGGTAATTATCGGGAAGATGGATACTATGAATTTGGTAGAAACGGTGGTGCAAAAAATCCAAGAACTGGTGGTGACAATCTTGACATGGCTAGCGTTGAAATGTTAGCCAAACGAGGTGCTACTGGCTGGGGACGATATGGATTTACCTCTGGTGAAATCAAACTAATTATGGCATCAGGTAAGATAGATAGAAATGCTAAATTTGATGAAGATACACAAACTCAAATGTTAGCAGTATTATACGAAAAACAATTAGAACAGAAGAACGCTATTCGTGGTGTTGCTATAGATGGTAAAACATTTTGGCGACTAAATGATTTGACTGCGAGAGAAAAAGAAGCGGTAGAAGAGTTCTTCCCTGCACTAAAAGAGGCAGATTTATTTGGCAACTGGGCTACAATGTCTCAAGATCTTATTGATATAGTCTTTTCACCTAAGAAGGCTAGAAGAGTTGTCGAACCTAAAAAACAAACTAGACGTGGTAGACGTTAATGGCTGAAGAGTATACACTAAATTTTGATAAAGACGATCTGGAAGCGATGCAAGAAACTGCTCAAGAAGCTACAGAAGCCTTTATCCAGCGTAGAGAAGAAGAGCGAGTCGATCAAGAAGCTTCAGAGCAAGTCGAGCAGCAAGCTGCCGACGTAAAGTTCGACCCTCGAAACGCTGAAACATGGGGAGCTAAGGCTCTCATCAAAGAAGGTCAGTCCATTTTATCTGGTGGACTACAAGATACAGCCTCGTCACTTGCTACATTTCCAGAGCGTACAGTAGATGCGTTGTCTGGCGAAATGCAGCAACAACGAGAAGAAACAGGTGAGTATAGACCAGACTGGACACCTTTTGGTGCATACGATAACCCCATCGAAACACATACATGGTGGGGTAAACAGTTACGTGGACTTGTACACTTTGGATCTCTTGCGGCTGGTACGATACTAGCAGCAAAAGGTGCAGCCGCTACTGGACTTATAACAGTACCAGCTGGACTAGCAGCATTTGCTAGTAGCAGCCTTGTTAGAGGTGCAGCTGTTGGAGCTGTATCTGACCTTATATCAAAAGAATCAGATGAACAAAACGCATTAGGTGCATTACGTGACCGATATGGTTGGGTAGATACACCTCTAGCTACAAAAGACACAGACCATCCTGTTATGATGAAAGTTAAAAACATCGTAGAAGGTATGGGTATAGGTCTTATATTTGATGGACTTGCATATGCCTTAAAAAAAGGTAGTAAAGAGTCTGTAGATCAGATTGTAAAACGAAATAAAAGTCTTAAGAATCAGCATATACAGGCTGGTATTGCACAACTAAGACAGGGTGATGCTGAGTTTAGAGCAGACAAAAACTTACCACTAGCAGAACCACATCAATCTGCACATATATCAGAAGTAGAACCACAGGTAGCTAGAGAACAGCTATCTAAAACTCGTACAGACTGGGGCTCAGAAGAAGGATCTACAGGTAGTGTAACAACACCAGTAGAACGTGAGCGCATAGCACGAGAAGGTGCAACAGATGATGAAACAGTTGAACGTATTTTACGTGGTTTATTTAGTAGTGAGAAGTTTGCAAAAGAATTAGAAAAAGCAAAAGGTAGTAGAAAAGCTTTAGCTGCTACATACAGAGAAGCTATTGAAGCACATCAACGTATTACACAGGGTAGAAATCCTGTAGATATGTCACCAGAAGAATATCTAAAAGAGCTGTTTGAAACTAACGATGTTATTGATGGTTTTGAAAACTGGACATCTAAGAACGTAGTTGTTGCTGACCTTGTACTAGGTACACTAATGAAACAGCTACGTGATACTGGTATTGCTGGTAGAGAAATAGCAGACTTAGTTGATCTAAATGACATAGATGGCCCAGCTAAACAGATTGTAGATACTATGCTAACTGCATTGTACCAAACAAAGAAAGCAAGATTTATCAAGTCTGACTCATTTAGAGCTTTGGGTGCTGGTAAAGCCAGAAAAGAAGCACTAGAAACTGTAGTAAAACAAGAAGTAGAAGATGCAAAAGAAGCTATAACGTCTGTACTAAATCTTGCAAAAGATGATGCAGATGATAACTTACTGAACGCATTATTTGAAGCATTTTCTATGATGGATGACGTTAACTCACTTGACGACTTTGATAATCTTATGCGTACCTTGTTAAAAGGTGGTAAATTAAAACCTAATGGTGTAGATCGTACTGGTGCTATTATTAGAGAACTAGAAGGTGTAATGACTAATAGTATTCTATCTGGCCCTAAAACTCCAATGCGAGCTATTATGGGTACATCAACTGCAACAC